TTAAATCACAAGCAGAAATAGAAATAAATATTGATGGTACAAAAACTATTAAGAAACTGATATTAGAATAATATATGGACTTAAAAGATAAAATTGTTGGTTTAGCGTTAGCTTGTTTAATTGCTCTTATTGGTTGGCAGTTACATCAAACATGGGATTTAAAAGAAGAAGTTATTAAACTTCAACAAGGTCAAATAGTTTTAGCAGATCAAATTAAAAAGAATACAAACTTTATTAAGCGTAACTTTAGAAAAGCACAAAAGAAGAAGAATAAAAAAAAGAAGAAACAAGAGAATGAGCAATGAAGTATTTAATTATTGTGTTGTTATTAGTGGGTTGTGTAGGGTTTAATAATTGTAATGGTATTAAACATGTTATACAAATTACCGAACCCACCGATCATACAGAGGGCGATGACGGAGGTAAGATTCAGTATAAAATAATCTTTGGAGATACTAACCAAAAAGAATGAGCAACTTTCCTTGGGATATACAATTAATAGGTATGTTTATTTTTATTACTTTATTGTTAACTTTAACATTGATATTTACATAATAAGTAAACTCATGAATAATCTCTCTCTAATATCATTTCTAGATAATGAATAGCTTTTTCAATATCTTTCTTTTTACCCTTAAGATGATGTCTACATATATATTTAATAGCATTACCTTCGGCAAATAGAAGTTTATTTTCATTGATAAAATGTGCTGGTTGCACTTTCATATTTTTATAGTGAGTTCCATCAATTTGTTTATTTAGTGAATCATAAGCCATATCTTTGAACATTCCTACATCAGTCATTAGAATTTTAATTTAAACTTTCTTTTATCATGTTTCATTTGAGAAGATGTTTTCTTATTTGCTAAGATTTTACCTTGTTCAGGTGTTATAGTAAACAATCCTTTTTGCAAAGCTATCTGAAATTTCTTATAGATATAATCAGCACTCATTTCTGCAAAATGACAAACCCATCTAAAGTCTAAAGAGCTACTAGAAAACCAAGCGATTGCGGTATCTTTACATTCTAGATTGGCTTTACCTATTCCTTGATATCTTGCATCTGTTACTGCTTGAGCAATCACCGCTTGCCACATAACAAGTTCAGGTGATTTGTTTTGATGGGAGGTTATCTCTGCTGCTTTGATTGTCATCCTGAGTTTCTACTACTTCATAAGTTGCTCTAGAATTTCTTATACCATCATCTGTCCAATTAAACCCTTTTTTTAAATCTATCTTATTAAAGATACTCACAGCCTCTTCATCTTTATTAGCATCTAAATATACTTCAGTTGTCATAGGTAACCACACCCATACTTTAAACTTATAAATCATATATTATTCTATCACTTCTAATCTATCAGTATAATCTTCTTTGCCTTTAGGTGTTACAGTTATAACTAAATTATTATTGTTAAATTGTTTAGTTTTTTCTATTCTTATGTCATATCCTTTGTAGTTTAACCATAAGGCATCTCCTATCATTTCGAGATCTTTTACTGTTTTCATTTTTATTCCTTAAATTTATAAATTATATATTATGTTTACGTCTACTGGCTTCTAATGTTCTAAAGAGATCTATAATAAGAC